AAACCCATGTTTGTATATAGGAGGCGAAGAAGATAACAAACCGCTATTTCATATTACTTAATATCATTACAAACTGTTTTATCATTGCAGGTGTCACTCGTCATTGGCATCCTGCAAATTTTCACAATAATTATCACAATAACAAGGAGGCAAGGACGCATGGATCCTCACAAGCTCAAATATTTGGTCGAACTACAGAGCGGCAGGACTATCGTAATGAACAGTTCTCTCGACCCTGAAGAAGCTGCATGGGATGCTTACGACGAAGCATGTCTCATGGATGATTACCTTAAAAACATTACACCGATTTGCGATGTCTAAACGAAAGTACTACCCAAACAAATGGAAACAAGTTAAAGCTGTACCAGCCAAGTACTTTGAGTCTATTGACTTTGAAGATCTAATGGACTGGAAGATGGGAGGTTATGAACTACCAGAGGGTGTAATGTGCATTCTTAGAGAACGTAATCTCAAAACAAATAAAGTAACTGAATACACTTATCAACAAATGTCGGCTGCCAAACGCCGCACACACAAAATCTTAGAGCATGGTAATAGTGAGCTTACAATATGTACTCACTCTCAAGTTGCTCACATTGATGCCACCAATTTATAGGAGAACTATGAAAGACTCATTCAAGGACGTCTATACATATGCCAGTCAAGCTCTGGATATGATAGAATTAGAAAAGGATACTAATCCTAACTACAAAGAAATCAAACAACTACTAACTGATCAAGTCAACGAAGAACTACATGATGTCAGGTATTCCCGAGTCACTAATTGAAGAGCAAGTTAAACTAGAAAGATCTCAGGTAAGTCAGGGTCTCAAGTGTCTCAATGACAACACGTTTAAACTTGAAGATAAAAGCTATGCTTCAGCTACAGTATATGGTATTGCATCTATAGATTCTTTATTACCTTTACTGGTAAACAAGATCAATGAGACTAACCGACGTATACATCAAGGACACACAGGCGTAGCATTCAAGGAGATACACAAGTATCTTGCAGGTTTAGAGCCATTGGCTGCTGCTGCAATAGCGTGTAAGATCACATTCGATAAAGTGTTTAGCTTCAAGGAAGGTAGTAACTTCGCTGTCAATGTGTGTGACTCTATTGGTCATGCTATTGAAGATGAGTGTCTGATGAGACATTACGAAGAGAAAGTTCCTGCATTGCTAACTACACTCAAGAAAAACTATTGGCACAAATCAATAGGAACACAGCAAAAGCTAGTGGTGATCAAGACTTTGATGAATCGTTACAAGGTTCCTACATGGACGCCATGGGGAAGATCTATTCGTGTGAAGCTCGGAGGTTGGCTGCTTGACTGTATCATGGAGTCGAGTGGTTGGTTTACTCAGGAAAAGATAAGAGAAGGACATAAAACTGTTACATATGTGTTACCAACTGCTGAGTTTCTTGACATCAAGGACGAAGTTATGGCAACTGCTGAACTGTTCTCACCTCTAGCGTGGCCGATGCTAGTGCCACCAAAGGATTGGAGCAATGAAGAGGTCGGAGGTTACATACTTAACGAAGTTATGTGTGGTCACGATTTAGTCAGAAGAGGCGACCGCCACCGTATACAGGGAGAAACACCACTAGACTTTCTGAACAAAATACAGAAGGTCGGATATAAACTAAATCCCTTTGTAGTACGGACTGCTGAGTTCTTACAAGAAAAAGAAATTAGTGTTGGGAAATTCCTCCCTATAATTCATTATGATATACCTCCCAAACCTGTAGATATAGCTGAGAACAAGGAGTCTCGGAAGAACTACAGAAGGAGAGTAGCAGAAGTAATGAATAGACAAGCTCAAGAAACAAGAAGATCATGTCGTACTCGTATGACAATGGAAGCTGTGTCTAAGTTTAAGAACAGAGATGTCTTCTATGTACCTTGGAGTTTTGACTATCGGGGAAGAGCATACCCTATACCTGCATTCCTTACACCGCAAGATACAGACTTTGGTAAAAGTTTGATTAAGTTTGCGGATGAAGCGAATGTTACACCAGAGTCTTACAAGTGGTTAGCTTTTCAAGTAGCTACTTCTTATGGTCTGGATAAACATACGTGGGATGAGAGGCAGCAATGGGTCAAAGATAATCTTTCCACAATAACTCGTGTCGCCGAGGATCCTATAGATAACATAGGAGACTGGGAAGGAGCTGAGGAACCATGGCAGTTCTTAGCAGCTTGCGAAGAGTATTACCGATGTGTAATAAAGAAGGACAGATTAACTACTGGACTATGTGTAGCAACAGACGCTACATGTAGTGGTCTTCAGATTCTAGCTGGTTTGGCTAGAGATAAATCGACTGCACAACTCGTCAATGTGTTGCCGTCTGACCGACCACAAGACGCTTATGCTGTAATAGCTAAGAAATCTATGCCTAATATACCTGAGGTCTTATGGCAAGTTTGGGACAGAAAATGTTGCAAACGCACCGTGATGACTATTCCTTACAATGCTAAAGCATTTAGTAACAGGCAATACATCAAGGAAGCACTAAAGGAGAAAGGTATTGAGGTTGACAAGGATGACCTTACAGTCACAGTCAGAGCTGTCAGGGACGCAATGTCTCAGGTAGTTCCGGGTCCGATGTCTGTTATGAAATGGATCGAAGACGAGGTATCCAAAGCTATCAAGCGTGGAGATACAGAGCTAGAGTGGACAACACCATCTGGTTTTGTAGTTGTACAACGTTTGATGAAGAAGAAGATGGAGACTATTGATCTAAAACTTTTAGGTCGTTGCCGCTTGACAGTTGCGACGGCAGATGGTAATATAGTAGATAGGACTAGGCACAAGGCTGCAACAGCACCTAACCTTATCCATTCACTAGATGCTAGTCTGTTACATCTAAGTGTTAAACGATTTGATGCACCCATCGCATTGATACATGACTCAGTTCTATGCAGAGCTACAGATATGTCTTTACTGTCTACCATAGTCAGAGAAACATACATGTACCTGTTTGCTGAACATGACTATCTAAATACTTTCGCTCAACAAATTGGAGCGGAAACTGAACCACCGATCATAGGAGATCTTGAACCGAAATCCGTGATTGATTCCACTTATTTTTTCTGCTAATGGCAAGAACAATTCACAAAACTGAAAACCCTGTAACACTTGAGGGATTCCAAGCAATACTAGCACCTAGTAAGTTTGGTTATTCACTCTCGGCTGTAGTTGGTAACGATGTTATCGACAAATTAGAAGATGAGCGAGCTGAAGTCCTTAAATGGGCAGAGTCTAAGCTCAAAAATCCGAAACGCTCCACGCTCAAACCTGAGCCATGGGAGGAAGTTTCTAAGGATAAGTATAAATTAAAATTCTCTTGGAATGAAGAGACACGTCCACCTGTAGTTGACACGGAGGGAACACAACTAACTGATGTCAAAATACCGTTATACGCAGGATCTACTGTTAAACTTGGTTTCTATCAAAAACCTTATATCCTCAGGGATGGAGTTACCTATGGTAGTTCTCTTAAGCTGGTTGGTGTACAGGTTGTCTCAGTAAAAGGTGAGGCTGGCGTAGACACAGGTGATTTAGATGCTAATGAAGTTGCCGAGCTATTCGGTAAGTCATCTGGTTACAAGGCTGCTGATCCGAACGTAGTCCCTGATACAGCACCAAGTTCAGTTGAAGATGACGAAGACGACTTCTAAATTCAAATCCAAGTTGGAAGAGAGACTAGCTACTCTCTTTACAACGCTTGGGGTCAAGTATGAATACGAGTCTGAAAAAGTCTGCTACACAATTCAACATCACTATTGCCCTGACTTTGTACTTCCTAATCATGTATATCTGGAAGCAAAAGGTTATTGGGCACCTGCCGACCGCAGGAAAATATTGGCTGTGAAGAAAGATAATCCAGACATGGATCTACGCATGGTCTTCCAAGCACCATACAATAAAATAAATAAAAACAGTAAGACTACCTATGCAATGTGGTGTGAGAAACATGACATTCCATGGACAGCTTACCATGACATACCGATTGATTGGTTAACATGACCGAGAACGAGTTCGTAAGACATATACCTTGCGACAACTGTGGTTCGTCAGATGCAAATTCCTTGTATTCTGATGGACACACTTACTGCTTCGTCTGTCATAATGTCACGGACGGAGACAAGCCAATTCACATTTTATCTTCTCAGGGAGAAGTATACCTTACAGGTTCAGCCGAACGGCTGCAAAAACGCAATATTTCTGAAAAAACTAACAGATTTTATCAAATCCACGTTGATGGTAATGAACTAAAGTTTCCATATCACGATGAATCAGGAGTATTGAAGGGTATCAAAACAAAAACAAAGAAAAAAGACTTTCGTTATGCAGGAGTTTCCACTAATACGCTATTCGGTCAGCATCGTTTTCCTACTACTGGTAAACGTATTGTTGTTACTGAAGGCGAACTAGACGCCGCCTCATGT